AAATATTATTGCTTGATTACAAGTAAGAAATTATTTTACAACAATAATAATCAAAAGGATAATAATTTTTGTATTTTATATTTTTTTAATAACGACAATTCAAGTGATTTTTATATTGAAATAGATTATTATATAAATTTTACAATATTATTAGAAGGATATATGTATAATACAAATACTAGTTATTATATAACAGATTTATTATACAATAACAATATAGTAAAAGACTCTTTTTTTCAAAGATATAAACAATTAAATGAGATTGTTTTAAATATGAAAACAAAAACAAAAGAATATATAGAACTAAACTTGCAAGAATTGATATTAAATGAACACATTAAATATTTAAAATTATACAAGAATAAATTTAAATATAAGAATGAAATAACACATATTGAAGTAATTAAAGGAGATTTTAATAAACAAAATATACAATTGGATAAAAATGAGATGGAAGAAAAATCAAATGGAATAAAAAAAATTGTCAAAGATAGAAATTTTGTTGAAATTTACAGAGTTTATTCGATTGAAACTAATGAATTTGAAGGAATATTATTAGTCCAGACTTTAAAAGAATCAAAGTTATTACATAAATTGTTTGTAAATAATTGTAATGAAATAATGTTTGATTGTTTATATAATAAATTGTTTAATAAATTTCAAATAAACATTACATAAATCTTGTAGAAAGACCTACTCGATTTGTTTGAACAAAGGATGAAATAGGTAATTGGGGAGTCATATTTGAGAATATATAAAATGAACGATTATAAAAAGCATCGTCCTTTGGAAGTGCAGATTTTTTATTTAATTGAAGAGGGATTTTTAAGAATGGATTTTTTTCGTTTAAATTACCGTGGGAAACATTGATTTTAGCAGGCATATGTAGAGGCAATTGACCGATTTGAGTTTTAATATTACAGTTAGTAGGATAACTATTACGTAAAGTTGAATTTTGACTTATATTTTTAGATGGAATTGAATAACCATCTTTGTTTGAAATTCTAAAAAAATTAAAAGTAGAATTTTGTAAATTATTACCAAAATTTGTGGTAATATATTTTAATTTTTTATTATTAATTTGGCATTCGGAATTTAAATAACAGGGGTCATTAGTTAAATGTGTATTCATTATATGTATTTACTAAATAAAAAAATTAAATAATATTAGAATTTATTTTGTTAAAATCTTTTTCAATACATACAATTTTAAATAAAAATAAATTTTGATAAGCATCTGTTGTTCCTCCAAAATCAAAAATAGTATTATCGTGTTTTAATAGTTTAATTGAAATTTTATTTAATGAACTTAATGGTGTTGGAAAAATCTTTGTTATTTTATTATCGATAACATTAATATTAATAAAATAACCAGATGCTGTTGGTTGATTTAAAGAAATAATATGTAAAGCATCATTAAATAATCTATCATTTGATACAGTAACATCTTTTATTTCATCGATAGATAAAACTAAAAATGGTTCTTGTTGAACATTGTTTTTATCTGGTAAAATACATTTTATTAATTCTATTGATTTTATATTTTTCAAAGTTTGATTTAATGGTATAGTATATGATGAAACGGATGGATAATAAGTAGTATTTCGTAATTTTGAAGAAATTGTTATATAATATACTTTTTCACCAAGTTCAAATTCTGTATTTTGAATTTCCGGAACAAAAACATTTTTAATATTATTACGTGATATAGTATTATTAAACATTTGTATTTAAAATAACAATATATAAAAAAAATGAAAATAAAAAAAAATGTTTAAAAATAAATCAAGATGACTACTTGTATATTATGTATGGAAGAAACAAATGAAATTATTATGGAATGTTGTAAGCAATATTTCCATAGAGTGTGTTTTATAAAATTATTATTAAATAATTATTTCAAATGTATTATTTGTAAAAACAATTTAATAAACATAAAAACACATTTAGAATTTTCGGAAATTGTTAAAGTATATGAAAAAGGAAATTATGATGAAAGACAAAAAACATTTAATACTTTATGTTTAATAGCAGAATTATATGATATAAATTATAAAAAGATGCGCCAAAAAAGACAAAACTTTTACTTTACACTATTATTAATAATGTACATGTCATTTATTGTAGTTATATTATTAATAATTATTATTTCAATTTTAATTAAAGAAAACTAATTGTTTTCTTTATTTTTTATTTTTAAACTGTAATTATTTTTAGATTATAAACACTTGTAGAAACAGATAATGGTGGGGGTGAATAATATAATTGAGGTAATGAATTTGGCAACCATTGTATATTTATCATTTCATCTTGAAGACCTTTTGATGAAACGATACGATTACACACACCAGCAGTAAAAGGGTCATTAATACGAGATATAAAAAACGAAGCAAAAGTTCTAGTAGATGTTTGAGGAGAAACTAGAATAAAATAGATACCGTAATTTTGAGGAATATTAATATTAACAGGAGATGAAGACATATCATTTAAAGTTATAGATAAGAGTGTATCAGCAGTAGAATTATTAATGGATGAAGTAAAAACAGAATTTGAATAAAGATTATTTAGACGCATATCAGAATAATGTGCAATTTGTGGTGTAAAAGTAGGATTTTGTTTATCGGATGGATTTGAATTTGAGCAAATCAAAGCAAATTGGTTATTAGTTTCATCCCATATATTCATAACATAATGACAAGGATAAAGAGAATAAGTTGTTGTATTATCAGGTATAGTTGTAAAATCCATACCTTCAATAGGATAAACATTATTTAAAATAGTTGTTTGGTCTGTAGAGTCAAAAATAGTTGCAATTTTTGTAGTTCCATTATATGATTTTATTTTACGAACTTGATTTGCACCAGTTCCTGTGTTTAATTTAATCCACCAACCTGAATAATAGTCTGTTGTTGAAGAACTTGAAGAATCTAAACAAATAGTATTAATAGAATTACCTGAATTTTGGACATTACCAGAATCATCAGACGTATCTAAAACAACTTCACCGGAATTAGTATCATTAGCGGGTTGGAAACGTTTTACAGCATAACCACCATCAGATAAACCAATAGGAGAACTATTTAATAAAATAATATTATCATCTATATTTACAATTTGTTGATTAACCATTGAAGTAGTGCCACGTATAAATAAATCACCATTTATAATTGTAGTAGAATCATATCTTCCAATTGTAATTGGTGTATTAATTAATGTTCCAATTTGAATACCAGAAGAATTTGAACTAGATTGAATAGAAACAGTATTACCAGAATTTAATAAAATACCACCATTAGAATGAGATGCTAGAATATGAATAGCTTCAGGTGAATTTGAAGTATTTGAAATAATAACACGTGATGAAGTAGTTCCATTAACATTAATAGTTAAATCATCTGAATTACTTTGGGCAAAGTTTGTAAAATTGGAAGGAGCGCCATAACTTGATAAATTAATAGAACCAAAAGTTTGTGTATGAACATTAAACCCAGATGAACCAGTTGAAAAAAAAACACCACCATCTGAAAATTGTTGCTTAAAAATCATTGATGCACTAGTATGTGTAGTTTCAAGAAGAATTGCACTAGTAGAATTTGTATCTGATTTTAAATGTAAAGAACTATCTGTAGTTCCTTGTAAATAAAGTAGTAAATTTTGATTATTATTATTGGAAATTACTTTATATGTTGAAGAAGCATTATTTGAAGTTAAATTAATAGCACCATCTGTATTAGTTAAAACATTAAAACCAGATGAACCAGTTAAAATATTAATAGCACCATTAGAAAGACCGTTATTATTCGAAATAAAAATAGAACCAGCTGTATTTTGTGAAGAAATATCAATGGCAGTTTGAATACCTTGACTTTTAATATTTAAAGTTGAATCGGTTGAACCATTTAAAGAAATATTTAAATTTTGATTATCAGATAACGAATTTACAGAATAAAACGAAGAATTATTTGAACTTGTTAATTGAAGACTACCATTAGACGAATATATATTTATTCCATTTGAACCAGTTATTAAATTAATTGAACCATTCACATTACCACCATTTAATAAAATACCACCATCTGAATTATTATTTACAATACTTATAGCGGATGGATTATTTAAACCACTAGAAATTATGACAGAATTTGAACTAGAATTAATATTAATATTTCCACCAGTTGAAATTAAATTAATTGGAGAACCAACATTTACATTTAACCCATTACCACCAGTTATATTAGTTAAACCATTTGTAGTATCAATAAATGTAGAAGTTAAAAAAGTTGAATCATATAAAACATTTAAAGTTTGATGAACGTGTAAATTTTTATTTATTTTGGCACCACCAGATACAAGTAATGAACCTATTGAATTTATACCATTTGAATTTTCAGTTGAATTTATTATTATTTTATCAGCAACAGATAATTGACCAACACCATATATTGAACTATCTGAACCACTTAATATATTAAAATCACCTTCAAAAATAGTAGATAATGGAAAACTCATTATTATTATTAATAAATTAATAATATTAATAAAAATAAAAAACGTATATTATATTATAATGAAAAATACAATTATTAATTTTTATTTTATAAGACACGGTCTAAGTTGTTATAATGCAATTAAAAGTGAAGTAATAAATGATAAATGGGATGGTGATAAAGAACGTGCATCAGACCCACATTTAACAAATATAGGTGCATATAACAGTATTATATCTGGTGAATGGTTGTATAAAAAAATAAATAATAATTTTGATATGGTTTTTTCATCACCCTTAATACGAGCAATGGAAACTGCTCAATTAATGTCATTGCGAAAAAATAAAGTATTTGTTGTTCCGTATTTACGGGAATTAGATGAGCATTCTTTTGATAAATATTCTAGAAAAAGTATTCGTAAAATGTTATCAAATCCAGCATATAAAAAAATATCAAAAAAAAATCAAAAAAAACAATTAAAAAAGAATTTAATGTGGTATTATGAGGGAAAAAGAATGTATAAATTTTATCATCCAGAAAAATATAATACAGTTGGTGATATCAAATGTTTTATAGATTATTTTTATAAATATTTTTACAATAAATTAAATAATAAAATGGAATATAATATATTAATAATAACACATTCTGGAGTATTAAAAGATTATTATAATAAAAGTTTTAAAAACAATGACGGGTTTTGTTTAAAAATTAAAGATAAAAAAATTATTAAACAAAAAAGATTACATAATCCTAATATTTCATATATTAAAAGTTTAGATGATATTTGTGGTGAAAATAGATGTTCTGAAAATTTAAATGTTTGTAAAAATTAAACCGATGTTGTTAAAGCACGGAATTTTACAACACCATCTACATAATCTGGTAGATTACTTGACATATATTGAAGATTTCCATTTGTAATTGAAAATGTAATACCTGTAATATCACCTACAAATGATGAATTTAACATCCATGAACCTGTATCTCGTTGAATGCCTTTAAGATTATAATAAGCATATTTATTACCAGCAGTTGCATTAATAGAAACTGAAACAACAGCATCAAAAGCACGTGCTACAGTATTATTAAATGTGAAATTAAGAATATCGGTTGGTGAAGAAACATTGTTTCCAATAGTTGAAGAACGTTCCTTTATAATATCACCTTGTGAAGGAGAGACATCTACCGTATTGAAAATAATAGAACCACCAGTTACAGTTAAATCACCATCTAAAAGTGTTGAACCAAATACAGATAAATTATTATTTACATATACTGAACCTGCTGTGGCATATGTTACTGAAAGATTCGAAATGGATGAATCTGATGAAATTAAATTTGATACAGTAGCATTTGTAGTATTAGAATCAGTGATAACAGCAGATGAAATAGTAGCATTAGTCGTATTAGAATTTGTAACAAGAACAGATGATACTGTTGCAGCAGATACTGTTAAATTTGAAATAGTTGCATCGGACAATGATGAACTAGATAATGCTAAATTTGCAATAGTTGCACCTCCTGTAACGTGAAGTGATGCAGTAGATACAGCAGTATTTGCTAATAGAGTGTTTAAACGTAAATCAATATATTCATTGACAGATAAATCTACTTGTGGGTCGGTAGCATCTGATACATATGCTAAAACATATTCATCGGCAGATTCATCATAAAATGAACCTACATATGATTTACTATATAAATTAAAATCAAGTTCAACTGGAGATAATGGTAAAGTATTACCAGATGTTGAAAAAGTTCCTGAAGTTCCATTATAAGATGAAATTTGTGCATTTCCTTCTGTTGTATTTAACCACCATCCTCTGTAATTACCCGTAAATGAACCACCTAATGTAAATGAAGTTTGTTCAATAGAAACAAGAGAACCATTTGTGACGGAACCATCCGAAATAACATCTTGAACATCACGATGAATTAATAAACCAGCATCTCTAGAACCAGCGGGGCCAGCATTTAATACTAGTGTGTTATCTGCTAAATCAATTGTTTGTGTATTTACATATGTTGTTGTTCCAGATACATATAAATCACCAGTAATAACTGCATTACCACCAACATTTAAATTACCACCAACACCAGCACCACCTGTAAGAACAAAAGCTCCAGTTGTTGTTGATAATGATTGTGTGTTGTTTTGAACATTTAATACTCCAACAATATTTGTTTGCCCGCCTACATTTAAATTTTTTCCAACACCAACACCACCATATGATACAAATGTTCCAGATGAAACTGATAATGATTGTTGTGTAGATGCTAATGATACACCACCATATAATACTAATGAACCTGATGTTTGCGATACAGATTGTGTTGTGTCAAAAATAACAATTGGTTGCTCGTGATATAACGGAGAAGTAAGAGACATTTAATATTTTATTATATATTTTTTTAAAAATTTAAACGTATTAAAAAAATGATTTTTTATTAATCATTTTAATTTTTAATATTAAAATGACTTTTAAAACAAAAACTATCAACGATACTGAAAAAGTATATACTATTCTTCGGGAATTATTTCCTAATAATCAAATTGATATTCAATTTAATTATGATACAAAAGAATATACTTTAAATGTTTCCAAACTTGAATATAAATCAGATCCACAAATTCCATTAGATATTACAATTAAAGTTGTTTATGGTGATTCTGTTTCATATGATACTCCAATTTTATTAAAACATAATAATAAAATTTTTATTAAAACTATTGAAAATATTTTCAATCCTAATAAAACTATTAAATATCCATTCTTTAATTTCTTTTCCTGCTTAAATTTGTCAAATGATAAAGAATATTCTTTAACTGATTATCAAGTTTGGACTGATTCTGGTTGGTGTAATATTAAAAAAGTAATTCGTCATAAAACATCTAAAAATATGTATCGTGTAAATACTTTATGTGGTTGCGTAGATGTTACAGAAGACCATTCTTTATTAGATATTAATTTAAATAAATTAAAACCTACACAACTTGATAATACAATTCAATTATTACATAGTTTTCCAAATTATATTCGTATTCCAGATTATGATAATACTTTGATTACAGATTTAGAAACACATTCAAAAGATAAATTTAAAGACAAGTTTCAAGCACAACAAGTTTATTATAATTTAAAAACTTGTGGTATTCAAAAAAATATTGTTTATGATAATGGTTATTATTATTTTACTAATCAAGTTTTTAATGGTGATTATAACAATTATATTTTATCTATTACACCACTTGGTAAAACAGAACATTATGTTTATGATTTAGAAACAGATTTTGGTCGTTTTCAAGCTGGGATTGGTGAATTAATTGTTAAAAATACAGATAGTGTTATGGTTTCTATTAATTTTAATCGTGATGATTATTTACAAAATCGTAAAGATTCTTTTAAAATTGCAATTGATTGTGGTAATAAATTAACAAATCAAGTTTTTAATCGTCCTCCTATTGAAATGGAATTTGAAAAAATCTTTCAACCATTTATTCTTTTAACCAAGAAAAGGTATATTGGTTATAAATATGATAATGTTAATAATCCTGATAAATCAAAAGGTTTAGATGTAAAAGGAATTGCTTTAACACGTCGTGATTATTGTCTAATGGTAAAAGAATGTTATAATAAAATTATTAATGAACTTGTCAATGATGGATATAATGGTATTGATAAAAGTTTGGAAATTTTTAAACAATATATTAAAGATATTGACGAATATAAAATTGATATTGATAAATTAGTTTTATCAGCGCAATTAGCAAAATCATACAAAACACGTCCAGTTCATGTTATTTTAGCAGAAAAATTAAAAAAACGCAAAGAAGAAGTTCAAATTGGAGACCGTATTCCTTATATTTTTATTGAAATGGATGGTGTAAAACTTGCTAAATCAGAATTAGGTGAAGACCCAGTATATGCTAAACAACATAATCTAAAATATAATCGTTTATGTTATCTTGAACAATTATCTAAACCTATTCTTGGGTTTTATAAAGTTGTATTACAACCATCACAGATATCTAGTTTATTAGATTATGTTAATACTTTTGTTTTAAAATACGATGGTTCAAAATTTAAATTTTCAGATTTTGTCCTTGATGAAGGAAAATAAAAATGAAATTTAAAGATTCCTTTTATTTATAAAAAAGATGAAGCGTATTTATATAAACATTAGTGATATTCCAACTTATGTTGGTAAATCAAAATATGATATTCAAAGACCAATTGAAAGATTGTGGAGTAAATATGATAAAGATGATTATGAACTTTTTAAAACAAATTGTGAAAAAATGGCAATGAAAAAAATTTATGATATCGATATTGATAATATTAAACAAGATGAAAAATTAATCGAAAAATTAAAAATTACAGATAATGATAAAGTAGATGAAATTGTAAATGAAAAAATTACAGAATTAAAAAAAAGAGTTGAAACATTTAAATATACCGATGCAGAATTAATTCAAAAAGAATTGAATTCAAATGTTTTTAAAAAATCTGATATTGAAACTATACAAAATCCAGTAATTAAAGAAAAAGCTCAAACTTTTTTTAATAAAAACAAAGGAATTCAAAATGAAGATTCTGCTTTAAATAGTTTTGAAAATGAAACAAAATTAAAATTAGATAAAGAACAAAAATATTATTCAAAGTTTTTATTTAATTATAACAATAAAGATTGGTATATTGGTGGTAAAATGGACGGTATTGACCACGAAAATCAAACAATTATTGAAGTAAAAACACGTATGCGTTGTTTTTTTAATCAAGTTCGAGATTATGAAATGGCACAAATACAATTATATATGTATATTTCAGGTTATAAAAAAAGTGTATTAGTAGAAAAGTTAAATAAAAAAATAAAAAAAACAAATATTGAATACAATGAAGATTATGTAAATACAGTTTTATTTGATTTAAAAACATTTATTCAAAATTTTGATTTATTTATGAATACAGTAGATACAAAAGAAAATTATGTTTCAAATGACAATGAAGAAAAAAATAATCTATTAAATGAATTATTTTTTTAATATATAATAATATATGGAGGTTTTTTTTGAAAAGATATTTTCTAATCCACCAAAAGAAATCTGTTCTCAAGATATTATATTAAATGTGAATAATATATATTATAATCGAAAAATGAATTATGACCCAAGTATTTTTTATAATTTATTAATAAAAGTTTTACAATATGGTTCCTTGAAATTATTTAATCACTGTGATGTAAATAAATTATCCGATGTAGATTATAATTTATTACAACGTTATTTTAATTCATTCGGTTTTCGTATAATGTATTCTTTTGAACCCATTAATGAAACTACTCAAATTTTACACGTATGGTTTAAACCTATAATTGAAATACAATTATGCAATGGTGCAATAATCTATAAATAAAAATTTAAATAAATAATATTTATTAAAGTAAATGGATATTATTTTAGAAAATTATTTACCCATCTATAATAATACATACGAATCTAATTTTATAAACAATAATGTAAATATATCTGAATTAGTAATACTACCAGATATATTTATTAGACACAGATTTTCCAATAATGTAAGTAAAGGTTTATATGTATTATCTAGAACTGATTTGAATAATTTAAATAATTATAATATTAATTCAATTGATTATTTTACAATTTATGATAATGTTTTCTTATCTTTATATGAATATACTATGCATAATACATATATATATCCTTTACTTTTAAAAAAAAATACAAATGAAATAATCGATATGAATTTAACACAATATGAACACGATTTATTTTATCCATTGTTTTCAATTGATACTAAACTTTTATTTATTACTGTATTTACATTAGATAAAAATAATAATGTTATAATAACAATATATGGAAAAACTGAATTGATAAATAATTTAGAACATACAAGAACTCAAAATCGTTTAATAGATAATTTTAAATTTGGTATAATGTATTTGAAAATGGTAGATAAATATAAATATGATATTATTAAAAATTTAAATAAATCTTGTAATATACAAAAACCAATAAATTTAAATAATAATACTTTATCAAATTTATTAAAATATAAATTATTAAATCATCAAATAAATGATATTAATGCAATTAATGATATGGAAAATAGAAAAATTTTTAATATAAATATACCTAATTATATATCCTTTAACTTTAATTCAGAATGTTTTTTAATATATATGAATAATATTTATAAAAATAATTTAACAAATTCAAATAATGTAAATAAAGATATAAATGTTAATGGTTGTTTAATAACATCCGAATCTGGAACCGGAAAATCCTTTCCTATATTATATAAATGTTTTAGTAATACAGGTTATTATACAGATTGTTTTAATATTAAAAATGTATGTAATTATGTATTTAAAAAAGGAGTAAAAAAAGGAGAGAATTGTAAAAAAAAAAAGATAAATACAAAATATTGTAAAGAACACGAAAATAATTTATTTTTTGATAAGCAACCAATAGAATTAATAAAAATTCCTACTAATTTTTTCAATATATCGAATAAAAAAATTAAAACAAGAGCATCATTATTAATATCACCATCTCATTTAATAGAACAATGGTATAATGAATGTGAAAAATTATTTAATTTAGAAAATAAACTTGTAATATTAATAGCGACAAGTTATCAATTAAACAATTTAACTATAAAAGATTGTATGTTTGCAGATTTAATAATAATATCACGTGATTTATTTGTAAGAATAAAAGACTTTGAATTTAACTTTGAAAACGAAATTGATATTAATCAGTGTTGTAAAAGTTTAAAAATATATGAATGGAATTATATAGTTATAGATGAAGGTCAAGATTATATAATGTATGATGATAAAAATTCAATAAAAAATTATACACATAAATTTATGTTTATTTTAAGTGCAACTCCTTATAAAAACAACATATATAGTTTTTTAAGAATGATTGGATTAATAACAAACATAATGCAAGTTTTCAACGAAAATGAAAAAATATATATTGAAAATTTTTCACAATCATTAATTATAAATTATTTTCATAAACGACAAAGTAATTTATTAAATATTGATTTTGAAATATTATATAAAGAATTGTATAAAAATAATATAGTATATCATAATGATTTCGATTTCATCAATAAAATAAATATAAAAGATAAAATAGTAATCGATAATTCTATTATTAAATGTAATTTTACAGAAATTGAAAAAAGTATATATAATAGTTATAAAAATTCAATTCATAAAATCAATGATATATTATTAAAAATATGTTGTGATTATTCATTGTTGAATTTGAAAATATTAAATGATAATTCTATAACATTAGATAATTTAAAAGAAACATTAATCGAACATTATAAAACAAATTTGGAACAAATTCAAAGAAAAATTAATACAAGTGAAAGTGAATCTGTTAAAACAAGATTAGATAAAAAATTATCAGAATATAAAAGTTTAATAAATTACTTGACAAATACAATTAATGAAATTGATACACATAAAGGAATTCAATGTCCAATTTGTTTTGATGATGAAATTAAACAATTTACAATGTTTGAATGTGGTCATAATTATTGTAAAGAATGTGTTCAATCATTATTAAAATTAACAGATATAAAATGCCCCTTATGTAAAAAAAATGTAGAAATGTCTAAAGTAAAGATGATTGATTTAAATTTAAAAAACAATATAAATTTAAAAGAAGATTCTTTAACAATGTTGATTAAAGAATGTAATTCAACAAAGTTGGGAAATATATTAAATTATTTGATAAACAATAATGAACGTGTATTAATATTTTCACAATGGGGGAAATTATTAACAAAACTAGAAAATTTAATGGATAAAAAAAATATATCTTATGTTGATTTAAATGGTAGTGTATATACAAAAACAAGAAATTTATTGAAATTTAAACAAAATGAATCACAAGTATTATTAATGAATTCATTGTATTTTAATACTGGTTTGAATTTACAATATTGTAAAAAAATTATTTTTGTAGAACCAATCTATGGTAATAAAGAATATAAAGAATCAATTAAAAATCAAATTATCGGTCGTATTAATAGAATTGGACAAGAAGATAATATTGAAATAATCACTTATATAATAAAAGATACGATAGAAGAAGAACTTGTTTAAATTTTTGAAATTGGATTATCATTTGCATCATATAGTATTTTTTGTTCAGGATTTACATTTAAACGTGTTGGTGGAGCACAATAATTAGAATTTAATTTACACGTATTCATATCACCAAACAACCATTTACGAAATTCTCCTGCACGATTTGGTATTTCAGTATTCGGCATTGTATAAAATTGTCGTTGAGAATTCATTTTTCCAAATAAATCAGAAACATCACGGAAAATATTTTTATTAAAATTTTCCATCATTTCTTTTTTAATTATTGGGTCGGATGCATTACAAGCTGGTAATTTAGGTTTCAACATTTTATTTTCATCATAATTCATATAGTCTGACATTAATGTATTCATAAATGGATTATTTTCTGTTGGTCTAGCACATTTTTCTGTTTGTGGTGTAAAATTTTCTTTATTTTGATATTTAAATCTAAATTTATAAATATAAATACTTATTAATCCAAAAATCAATATTGGTATCAAGTATTTTTTATCTTTCTTATACAAGAATAAAATTATACTTGTATAAATTATTAAACGAAAAAGTGCATTTAATTGTTCTTCTATTGTTTGATTTCTTGTCGGGAAAAAATCCATATAATTTCTGTCTCTTATA